TGATGGATTGTTTTTTGATAAGACTTGGCTAGACACACCTCCTTTCAATGAACTTTACCTGCATCTTCATAGAGACAAAGGTTTTTTAAGTGCAGTAGAAAATTCTGAAAGAGTATTTACTCAGCAAGACTTTGGGGTTAACTTGGATTTAGGTAATATTGTTACTAACGAATATGATAGCTACACTTTAACGTATAGCATAAGTCCTGTATCTGGAACAGGTAATTATAGTTTAAGAGTTGTAGATACACGCTCTGGAGAAACATTAGGTTATTCTAATAACTTAAACGGAGATGGAAGTTTAGTTATAGACTATAGTGTTTTGTCTTCTGAAGACCCTAGAAATTGGAACTTAAACTTCTACATAACAACAGATGGCGATTCTGACTTAGATACTTTTAATGCTTCTTTAGATATAACTAAAAAATTTGCTGTATTTTATCTTGGAGCTTTTGTTCAATATTCTTTTACGGATTTCAGTTATACAAGTCCTAATTCTCCAGAAACAACAGCTTCAAATGTAGTTGTAACAAGTCAAATACCAGAGATGAAGATTATAGACTTCTTACAATCAATATTTAAGATGTTTAACCTAACAGCTTATTTCCAAAGAGATGAAGGAGTTCCGTCAAAGAGCAGGATAATGATAGAGCCACTAAACACCTACTATTCTAATGGAGGAGTAATAGATATCTCTGATTATGTGAACATAGATGAAACTGATATTTCAAGGTCTCCGATATATTCTGAAATAAACTTTAAGTACGATAAACCTAAGACTTTTGGTATAAAAAACCAAAACGAATTACTAGATGATGAGTTTGGAGATTTAACTAGAGACAATAGGGACTTAGATAACTTTGTTTCTGATGGAGGAAAGTACGATATCAAGTTAGGTTTTGAACATTTATTATACGAAAGAACTACAGACCCTAATAATGTAAATTATACAACACCGATACAGTATGGTTGGTTAGTAGATGATAATCAGAACACAGTAAAGACAAATCCAATAATACACTTTGTTGTTTCTACAGGAGTTAATACAACTAACTACCCTGTAGCTTTTACTGGAAGCGTAAGTCCAACTACAAATCCTTTGATAGGACAATATTACAGACCTAGTAATGTTAATGCTGATGGTTCTCAGACGCTAAACTTTAACATCGAATATGATGAGTTTACTGGGTTGGAAAATACAAATAGCTTATACAACTCATTTTACTCTTCTTATGTTGAAAAGGTTTTTAATCCATCAACTAGATTGTTTAAAACAAAAGCTATGCTTCCTTTAAGCATATTGCTTAGGTATAAGTTAAATGATGTTTTTCAGAATAAATGGATTAGATTATAACATAAACCAATTAAAGACAAACCTGCTAACAGGTAAGTCTGATATAGAATTGGTTAGTGGAAACTTCGCTGAAGAAGTAGCTCCAGATGCTCCATTCGGTATTGTTATTTCCAATAGAAATGCAAATACAATTACAATAGAATGGTCTATACCAACAACAGGAATTAGAGCTGACTATTACAAGTCTTACGTTAATAATGTTGAGGTAGACTTTGGAGAGATAACTTATACAGGAAGTACTCCAAACACACCTAGCTCATTACTGAAGAACTTAGAGACAGGTGTATCTTATAACATACAAGTTTCTTCGCTAAGTATAGATTTAGCTGAGTCTCAAAGGTCGGAAACATTAACAGCTTCAACAACTACAAATTCAGTTACTCCATCTGACCCATCAAACCTATCTGTAGTTAGCGTTACAGATAATTCAGTAAGATTAGGTTGGAGTCTATCTTTTTTTGATGTTAATGCAGGAGAGACAGGTTATAGTATTTATGGAAGAATAGGGACTTCTGGGGATTTCTTATTTCATTCAAATGTATCTAGTGAGGAATTTGGAGATTTACAAAATAAATATGATGTCACAGGGTTAAGTGCTGGAGTTCAATATCAGTTTAAAGTTAGAGCTTTTGATACTTTTGCAGCTCAGCCTAATTCTGGATTTAGTAATACTGTAACAACTCAAACTACCGATGTAACAGATTTAGTTCCTCCAAGTGTTCCTACAGAGTTTACAGCAAGTAATATTACTGCAACAAGCGTAACCCTTTCTTGGTTAGCCTCCTTTAATCCAGATGGTACTCCTGCGTCTGGTTATAAGCTTTATCAAGGAACTACATTAATAGCAACTATAACTACAAATACCACTTATAACGTTACAGGATTAACAAGTGGAACTCTTTATAAGTTTTTTGTGTCAGCTTATGATGCTAACGGAAATGAAAGTGATACAACAAGTCCTCCACTAAATGTAACAACACTATAATATGTTAAAAGATATAATAGATTTATTGAACGAAGATGATTGGCTAATATCTGATGAGGATATATTAATAGCTAAAGGAAAATATCAATCCACTACAAACTGGAAAGAATTTAAGTACAACCTAAAACAAAGAAGATTATAAGATGGCTAACGAAAAAGACATTAAAATAAAGATAGTTCTTAATGATGGAGGGACTAGTGCTACATTAAAAAATATAAATAATCAAATTATATCATCCAAAGTACCTATAAAGGAGCTAAGGAAAGAGTTAGGTAATTTTGTTGTAACTTCTAAAAATGTAGAGAATACAGTAGAATACAGTAACGTAAACAGGAAGCAGTTTAATACACTAGGAAAATCTGTTGGAGGATTTACTAGTCAAACAGGAGCAGCTACTTCAGCTACATTGGAATTCGGTAGAGTTCTATCTGATGCTCCTTATGGTATTAGAGGTGTTGCGAACAACGTTCAACAATTAGCTTCAAACTTATTCTTTATGTCTAAAGGTGTTGACGAAGCTACAGGTAAAACTATTGGTTTTGGTGGTGCTTTAGGTAGGTTTGGAAAATCACTTCTTGGTCCAGCAGGTATATTGGTTGCTTTTCAAGGATTAACAGCTCTTTTAGACTTTTATAGTCAGAAGTCTAAGAAAGCATCAGACTCTACAATAGATTTTTCTAAACTAGTAGATAGTCAAGCTGCTAAATTAATGATTCTTAAAGATGTATTAGGAAGTACAAACGTTTCTCTTGAAGATAAAAAGAAAATAGTATCAAATGTTAACAATGAGTTTAAGGACTTGAATTTAACAATAGATGAGCAAGGTAAATTAACAAAAACATCTCAAGAGAATATAGATAAATTAACTGAGTCTTTAGTTAAAAATGCTAAAGCTCAAGCTGTTTTAGAAAAAATAACAGAAGCTCAATCTAAAGTAGTAGAGATAGAATTAGAAAGAGCTAAGCGAATAGCTGAAGGTGGTGTTGGAGCATTTGAAGGCACACTTGAAGACCTAGAAGAACAAAGACAAAAGTACATTGATAGAACAAAAAATCAGATAGATAAGAGTAATTTGACAGAGACTCAGAAAAAAGAAGCTCTAGATAATTATATGAAAAGCTCTACTATGCAAAGGTTTGATGCTTTAAGGGATTTCAGAAAAAAAGACCTAAAAGATGCTAATGAATATGTGGATAGTTTGACTAAAATGATAGTTGGAGAAGAAATGTTTTCTATATTCAACAAAGATGGTGTTGAAGACAAATTACCTGCGATAAGAGACCCTAAAGAATTTGATAAAGAAGCTGAGGATTATTTAGACCAAATAACTAAATTATCTAAGAAAAGAGAGTTGTTGGATGCTAAAACTCAAGTAGAGAAGATAGAGATAGAAAGAAAGTATCATATCGAGAATTTACAAAGAAAAAATGAAGAAGATAGAGAGGAGTTTGTTCAAGAAGCTGAAAGCTACAAATCTAAGCTTAAGTTATTTCTAGACTACCAAGTAAAGATTGGTAAAATGACTAAGGCTCAAGCTAGTCAAGAATTATCTGATTTCGAAAGTAATACAAAGAGTCAACTAGACACAATGGATGAGAATTTTCCAACATTGTTAATAAGATGGAACGACTACTACACTAAGAAGGCAGAAGCTGCTAAGATTTCTGAAATAGGTACTATGAAGCCATTAAAAGATGAAATTAAGGCTGAATTCACTTTACAGGATGGTCTTAAGGAATATATGAAACTTCAGTCTTCTATGACTGACTTTTTAAGTGGGGAATATGACAGACAATTAACTATAGAGCAAAATAAAACAAACGCTTTAAACAACGAGCTTAATCAAAGACTTCTAAATGAAGACTTATCTAAAGATGAAAGAGAAAGAATACAATTACAGATAGCTAGAAATGATGAGAGTTTAAGGAAAAAGCAAGAAGCTATAGAGAAGAAAAGATTTAAGTTAAACAAGGCAGCAAACATAGCTAACGCAACCATAAACACATTCTTAGGTGCTTCTCAAGTTATAGGGGATAAAACTGTTCCTAGTTTTGCTAAGCCTTTTGTGGTTGCTTCAACTATAGCTATGGGTTTACTACAAGTAGCTAAGATAGCAAGACAGAAGTTTCAATCTTCAGCAGGTAGTGGTGGTGCTATAGGAGCAGCAGCAGGTAGTAATGGTGGTGGAGAAGGAGACTCTAGGGAGTTTAACTTCAACTTAGCAGGAAGCACACAATCAAATCAATTAACACAATCAATAGCTAGTCAATTAAGCCAACCAATACAAACGTATGTGGTTTCATCAGAAATAACGACTCAACAACAATTAGATTTAAATATAGCTAATACAGCAACAATAGGAGGTTAAAAACAATAATTATGGAAGATTTAGATATCATAGAATTAATAATAGACGAAAACAATCTAGAGGATGGGATAGAAGCTATCTCGCTAGTAGAAAGTCCTGCAATAGAAGAAAACTTTGTAGCTTTAAGTAGACACAAAGTGGAATTCAAGTCTGTAGATGACGAGAAAAGAATTGTAGTAGGACTAGCTTTAGTTCCAGACAAGGAAATATTTAGAAAAAGTGGAGACTACGCTTACAAGATAATGTTCTCTAAAGAGACTGTTAAGAAGGCATCTGAACTTTACCTTAAAAGACTAAAGAATAATAATGCTACGATAGAACACGAACTAGCAGTAAAAGGAGTATCTCTTATAGAGTCTTGGATAGTAGAAGACCCTAATATGGATAAAACTAACTTATACAAGTTGGATGCTCCAGAAGGTGCTTGGGCTGTAGTTATGAAGATTGATAACGATGAGATATGGGAAGACGTAAAGCAGGGTAAATATCTTGGTTTTAGTATAGAAGGTTTCTTTAGTCAAAAAGAACAAGAGTTAGCTAAACAAGACTTAGTAGAATACCCTCACATTATGTACAACCCTAAGACTGGGGATAAAGTAGAAATAATGGATGAAAAGGAACACGACAAGTATGCATCAAAAGGTTGGGTGCATAGCAAACCAGAAGGATATAAGGAACAAGAATTAAAGTCTTATAGTGACTATCCACAGTCTGCAACCAACAATGCTAAAAGAGCGTTAGCTTGGGTAGAAAAGAATGGCTGGGGAAGTTGTGGTACTCCTGTTGGAAAGCAAAGAGCAAACCAACTAGCTAATAGAGAGCCACTAACTAGAGATACAATATCTAGAATGGCATCATTTAAAAGACACCAACAACACAAAGATGTACCTTATTCGGAAGGATGTGGTGGTCTTATGTGGGATTGCTGGGGAGGAACTAGTGGAGTTGAATGGGCGATAAACAAGCTAGAGAAGTTATCTTTATCTGAAGAAGATGCTGAAGCTTTAGAATTACTAAACGAAGTACTAAACAAGTTAAAAGATGAGTAGAAGAAGAGAACAAGAGTGGAGTAGAACATCTCCAAAGAACAAAAGAAGAGCTTGTCTATGTAAAGATGGTAGTAGGTATAGTAGAGACTGTTGTAAAGGCAGAATGATTAATCAAGGTATTGGTAATGTATAATTCAAAAATACAACAATATTTATATTACTAGTTATTAGTGTTATAGAGTTATTAATAATAAATTTTAATTTATGAAAAGTCCAAAAGAAATTGTAGATGCTTTCAAAAGTATTTTACTTTCTTCTGAAGAAGTAGTTGAAACACCTGTAGAAGAGGTTGTTGAACTAGCTGAAGAAAAAGTAGAACAAGCTGAGGAAGTTATCGAAGAAGCTCCTATCGCAGAGGAAGAAGTTATTTCTGAAGATTCAGATATTGAGTCACTAAAGAAGAAATACGATTCTTTATACGAAGAGTTAGATTCATTAAAGGCTTCTGTTAAGCAGATGATGGAAATCGTTTCTCCTTCAGAAGAGAAAGATGTTCCTGCTGAGTTATCAGAGGAAGTAGAAATTAAGGAAGAAGTTACTGAACTATCTGTAGAAGCAGAAGAAATAGTACATTCTCCAGAAGCTCAAGTAGAGCAAAAACAACAACATTTATATTCACAAAGCAGAAGTAGAACTGTGAAAGATTCAATCTACAACAAACTATTTAATAAATAAAAAAAGATGGCAACAACAACTTCAATTACAACAACTTACGCAGGAGAAAAAGCAGCAGGGTACATCTCAGCAGCTTTATTATCTGCAAATACTATCGAAAACGGTGGTATTACTGTTAAACCAAATGTAAAGTTCAAGCAAGTAATCAAAAGACTTTCTACCACAGACTTAATCGCTGATGGAAGCTGTGATTTCGCTGCTACTGATACTGTTACTTTAGACGAGAAAATCTTACAACCAGAGGAATTCCAAGTAAACTTAAACTTGTGTAAATCTGATTTTAGAGATGACTGGGATGCAATATCTATGGGATATTCTGCATTTGACAACTTACCTCCTTCTTTCCAAGAGTTTTTAATCGCTGAGATTATTGCTAAGATTGCTGACAAGAATGAGAAAAATATCTGGATGGGTGCTACTGCAACTGCTGGAGAATTTGACGGATTAGTAGCTTTAGCTACTGCTGACGGAACTGTAAACGATGTAGTAGGAACTACTATTACTGCTGCTAACGTAATCGCTGAAATGGGTAAAGTAGTAGACGCTATGCCTTCTGCATTATACGGAAAGTCAGATGTAAAATTATACGTTGCTCAAAACGTTTATAAAGCTTATGTAAGAGCTTTAGGAGGATTTGGTGCTGACGGAGTAGGAGCTGCTGGTTACGAAGCAAAAGGAAATAACCAAGCTATCAACTCATTATTATTTGATGGAGTAGAGGTATTCTTAGCAAACGGATTAGACTCTAACTATATGTACTTAGCTGAGTCTTCTAACATCTTCTTTGGAACAGGATTATTATCTGACCATAACGAAGTTAAAGTGCTAGATATGAGCGATTTAGACGGAAGTCAGAACGTTAGATTCGTAATGCGTTTCAGTGCTGGTGTACAACACGGATTTGGTGCTGACATCGTTCTTTACACTCCAGCTTAATTAATTAATTATTAACAATAACCCTCCTCTTTTATGGGGAGGGATATTAAAACCCAATACAACAAATGGCTTGTGATTTAACATTAGGAAGAAAAGAAGTATGTAAAGATTCGGTTGGAGGTATAAAAGCTATCTACTTCTCGAATTTTGAAGATACTACTCCTGCTAGTTACACATTTGATGCTACTAATACAGACGTTATTGACGCTGTAACTGGAACACCAAATGTATACAAGTATGAAGTAAGAGATGCTTCTTCTTTCACGCAAAATATTCAGTCTAGTGCTGAAACAGGAACTACTGCCTTCGAACAAGTAGTTGAATTGACCTTGAAAAAATTAACTGTTGATGACCATAAAGAATTAAAATTACTTTCTTATGGTAGACCAAGAGTTATCGTTCAAGACCAAAATGACAATTACTTTTTAGCTGGATTTGAAAATGGCTGTCAAGTAACTGCTGGTACTATCGTAACAGGACAAGCAATGAATGACCTAAGTGGTTATACATTAACTTTAACTGGTATGGAAAAGAAACCTGCTAACTTCTTGGATTCTGACCCTGCAACTGTAGGATTTACTGTTGTAGTTCAATCATAGTTTTTCAGTTTACTTTATGTTTTTTAGTTTAGGTCTACTTCGGTAGACCTTTTCTTTTACAACAAAAACAAAAAAGTAAATATACGTTATAAGTTTATGATTAGATTATTGCCAACATCAGATGAACAAACCTTCTCTATTATACCTAGAAGAAAATTCAATGGAGGTATAGAGGAGTTGGTTGAAAGAGTGGTTTCTGAAGGTGGTAGTGTTGAGTTAAATAATTGCGTTTATTCGGTTAGTTATTTAGGTATTGACGCTATTATAAGAGAAGATGGTACAGGAAATTCAGAGTCTTTTACTGATGTTAAATCAGTAGTAAATAAAGATTACATAGACATAAGTATAGCATCAAGTATTCTTTTAGATGAAAGGTCTTATGTTTTAGAAATAACTAAAGACGATGTTCTATGGTATAGAGATAAGATATACGTTACAAGTCAAACAGATACGGATGTTTATCATACTATAAGTGCTAATTATTATGAAGAGAATGTTACAGATGGCGATGATAAATACATAACAATATAATGGGTAAAATAAATATTAAAAAGAATTATTCAGTAAGTAAGCCAAAGAATTATACTAAGAACTTTAGTGTCGTTGAGCTATCTACCTATGAGATGCCTAAGGCTATAGAGAGAAAAGGAGATAATTGGGTTAGCTGGGGAGAAGACAATAATCACTTTTGGTAGACTAATAGACTTAAATTTAGGTAGTCCTACTAACTCAAGATGTATCAAAGGTATATCTGATATGATTTATGGTAGAGGATTAGAGTGTACTGATAGTAAAGAGAAGCCTGTAGAGTGGGCAGAGACTCAATTAATATTTAAGCCTAAAGACATTAAAAGAATAGTAAACGATAGGAAAGAGCTAGGAATGGCTGCTATCCAAGTTGTTTACAATAAAACTAAAAAGAGAGTACTAAAAGCATTACACTTTCCAATAGAAACTCTTAGAGCTGAGAAAGCTGTAGATGGAATTATCAAGGCTTGGTACTATCATCCTAATTGGTCTGAGTACAAGAGAGGCGATAAGCCTAAAAGAATACCTGCTTTCGGTCAAGGTGGTAAGAAGGAAACTTCTGAGATATTTGTATCTAAACCTTATCAAAGTGGATTTTGGTATTATACTCCTAGTGACTATCACGGATGTTTACAGTACTGTGATTTAGAGGTAGAGGTGTCTAACTACCATATCAACAATATAAAGAATGGTTTACAGCCTAGTTTATTTATTAATTTCAACAATGGTATTCCTCCAGAGGAGACTCAAGAAATAATAGAAAGCAAGATAAATGATAAGTTTGGAGGAACAAACAATGCAGGTAGAACAATTATAGCTTTTAACGAAGACAAAGATAGTTCTGCAACTATAGACCCTATACACTTACCAGATGCTCACGCACAATATCAGTTCTTAGCTGATGAGAGTAGAGAGAAGATAATGTTAGGACACGGAATTGTATCTCCTATTTTATTAGGTATTAAGGATAACACAGGTTTTGGTAACAATGCAGAGGAATTAAGAACTGCATCTATACTTATGGATAACTTTGTTGTTAGACCTTTCCAAAAGGATTTACTAGATGATTTCTGTGAGATATTATCTGTAAATGGAATATACCTAAACTTATACTTTGTTACTTTACAACCTATTGAGTTTACAGAATTAGATAACATATCTACTAAGATTAAGAGAGAAGAAGAAACAGGAGAGAAGCTAAGTTCTCAAGAAGAGCCAACAGACTTTTCTGATGAAGAAGGAGATGATATGTTAGAGCAATTAGAAGGCTTAGGAGAGATTATAAGCGATGATTGGGAGGTTATACATACTGAGAAGTATGCTGAAGAGTTAAGTGAGGTTAAAATGGCTGAAATTAAGTCTAGCAATAAGTCATCTAAAGAAGATAGTGAAATCTATAAAGTTAGATACGCTTATATGCCTGTAAGAAAATCTCCAGACAGTAGAACTTTCTGCAAGAAAATGGAGACGTTTACAGAAAGAAAGATAGTATTTAGAAAGGAAGATATTAATATGATGTCTTTTAGAGGTGTAAATAATGAGTTAGGTCATAACAGACAAAACTATAGTTTACTAAAATTTAAGGGAGGTAAAAACTGTCATCATTTCTGGGAGTTAAGAGTATACAAGTTGAAAGGAGATAAGAGAGTAGACCCTAATTCGGCTTACGAGAAAGGTTTGAAAGAGCCTAAAAATCCAAGCGAGATGACTGAAAGAATGATTGATAGACCAGACAGAGGGGCTTATCCAACTAATAAAAAATAAGATATGGCAACTAAAGCATTATTTATAACATTAAATGACTTAAAAAGAAAGTCTATTATATCTGGAAATACAGATGATGATAAGCTAATACAGTTTGTAGAGGTTGCTCAAGATTTGCATATCCAAAATTATTTAGGTGGAAACCTATACGACAAGTTGCAGGACTTGATACTAACAGACACACTTGATGATGTTGCTAACGTTAACTATAAGAATTTAATTAATCAGTATGTGAAGCCTATGTTGATTTGGTTTAGCCAAAGTTCTTACTTACCATTTGCCTCTTACAATATTGGTAATGGTGGCATCTATAAGCATATTGGAGACAATAAACAGGCTATAGATAAAGATGAGTTAGTACACTTAATGGGTAAAGTTAACGAGACTGCTGACTTTTATACTAGGAGATTTTTAGATTATATGGATTACAATAACAATCTGTTCCCAGAATATAATACATCTACAAATGAGCAGATGAATCCAGATACAGATTCTAATTTCTCTGGAGGTATATTTTTAGGATAGTATGAAGAAAAAGATTTATAAACCAAAAGACTCCAATGTTAAGAAGATGGAGATATTGTTTAAAAAAATAAAAGAAAAAGATAATGGCAAACGAAATATACGATAGTTCTTGGTGGGGTAACACAATAGATACTGCATCTTCTATTGGAACATCAACTGAAATGATACAAGGTCAGTTTAATATGAATGACAGACAAGAAGTTGAAGCAGTTAAGTGTTTAGCAGATTCAATACATAGAATAGGAATACAAGATATACAAAACTAAAACAAATGGCAAAACCAAAATTAGCATTAATACCAGCTGCACAAGGAGGCGAGTTGTTTTCTGTACTACCATCAAGTGGTGTAGGAGATTTTGACTTTAGCAGAAGTGGTTCAGCAACAAGAATAAATTCACAAGGACTAATAGAAGAAGTAGACGATGGAGTATCAAGATTAAACTATCCAATGATTGATGGTAAAGTTGTAGGGTGTCCACATCATATTTTAGAGCCGAGTAGGACTAATAAAATTACTTATAGTGAGGATTTTTCAAATTGGTTTACAAATGGAAGTGCTACAACATCAATAAATACTTTAATATCTCCAAACGGAGCATTAAATGCTGACACCTTAAATGCTGCTATTTCTAATTATTCTGGTTTTAATAAAAGATTTACAACAATAATAGGTAGTTCTTACACTAATTCAGTATTTTTTAAAAAAGGAACTCAAGAATGGGTTGGTTTAGTTAAAAGTAATGGTTCTGCAATGGCTGCTTGGTTTAATTTAGGTAACGGAACAATAGGAACTGTACAAAGTGGCGTGGATGCTAAAATAGAAGATTTTGGAAACGGTTGGTATCGTTGTTCAATAACTATGGATGCAACTATAACAAATTCATATATACAGATTGCAGTTGTAGATTATGACAATTCTACATCTAATTCATTAGTTGGTGGAAATATTTATGCTTGGGGAGCGCAAGTAGAAGAAGGCAGTTACGCTACATCCTACATCCCAACTAACGGAAGTGTAGTTACTCGTTCAGCAGAAACTGCTAATGGTTCTGGAGATGCAGCTACGTTTTCTGACTCAGAAGGTGTTTTGATGGCAGAGATAAGTGCTTTGGCTGATGATTTAAATATAGAAGCAATTTCTATTAATGCTAACAATGCTGATAATAGATTAGCGTTGTTTAAATGGAATGTATCAAATAGACTTCAAATAAGAGTTAATATTAATGGTGCCACTTTGATAGATGCTGGTGTTTCTGTAAGTAATATTGAAGATTTAAACAAAATATCTTTAAAATACAAATCTGGAGATTATGCCTTATGGATTAATGGTTTTGAAGTTTATGTAAATTCATTAGCAGATACACCAATAGGATTGAGTAATTTATCATTTGATTCAAATGGTTCAAATGGTGTACCCTTTAAAGGAAAAACTAAACAACTACAATACTACAATTCAGCATTAACAGATAGCGAACTAGAACAACTAACGTCTTGGACATCTTTTACAGATATGGCACAAGGACTGATTTTATCCGACAAGACAATATTATAGCAAACCCATCAAACAAAACATTCACATCCTCTTTTTGGGCGAAGAATAACGGAGGTGATGCCAACATTTCCGTTCAAATGAATAGTAGTGGTGTTTCTACTTATGCAAAAGGGATAGCTCTTACCAATGAATGGCAAAGATTTGATTTTACACAATCTTATGCGGGAACTGATACGGGTTCGCTTACATTTAGATTTAGACAAACGAATAGTATTGATTGTTTGGTATACGGATTCCAATTAGAAGAAGGCTCATACCCAACTTCTTACATACCAACTAACGGAAGTGCAGTTACTCGTTTAGCAGAAACTTGTAATAACTCTGGAGATGCTTCTACGTTTAATGATTCAGAAGGTGTTTTGATGGCGGAGATTAGTGCTTTGAATGATTCGCAGTCTAGCGCTGCTATTACCATTTCAGACAGCTCTTTATCAAATAGAGTTTTTATAGGTTTTGTGTCTGGGAAAATAAGAGTGTTATGTATAAATGCATTGAGTACTACAATAATAGATACTTCTGGAGTTATTCTTGAGAATTACAACAAAGTAACGTGTGCTTATGCAGACAATACATTTAAATTACTTGTAAATGGTTTTCAAGTTGGGGATACTGAATCATTCATAGGCTCTTTGTCTGGTATTAATGAACTTGCTTTTGACAGAGGGGATGGAGCAAACAACTTCTACGGAAACGTAAAACAACTACAATACTTTCAAACAGCATTAACAGATAGCGAACTAGAAGAATTAACGTCTTGGGATTCATTCAAAGTAATGGCGATAGCACAATTATATAATATAGAATAGATATGGCAAGAACTTTAAAATTTGGAACAGATGGTAATTGGGCAACAAAGAAAGGCTCTACCTTAGCATATAACGACCAAAACGATAGATTTAAACCTCTACCTTTTACAACTACTAGAGCATCTGGTGCTACAAGAGTTAACAAAGAAGGATTAATAGAAGTAGTTGGTAATGATGTACCAAGAATAGATTATACAGATAGTGCAGATGGTGTTTTTTTGTTAGAGAATAGTTCTACTAATTTATTTACTTATAGTCAAAATTCTAGCGAGTGGTCACAAACAAGAACATCAAATACAGACAACGAAATTATAAGTCCAGATGGTACGTTAAACGCTTCTTTAATTACAGAAGATGCAACTTTAAACAGTAAATACACTTTTTTAAATTTAAGCACTACTACAAACGAACACACTTTGTCTTTTTTTGCTAAATATAAAGGTAGATATTTACAAGTTTTATTTGGAACATCTGATACAAGTAGCGATATATATATTAATTTCGATTTACAAAACGGAACTTTTAACAATAATGGAGTTACTAATCCATCTATTGAAGATTTTGGGAATGGATGGTATAAAATTTCATTATCAGTTACACCTATTGTAACAAGTGATTTTGGTGTTTTATTTTCATTAGCAACCTCATTAACATCATCAAGGTTAGCTTCTTATCAAGGAAATGGAACATCTGGAGTTTATATTTGGGGTGCACAATTAGAACAACAATCTTACGCCTACATCCTACATCCCAACCAATGGCTCAGCAGTTACAAGAGTAGCTGATACTGCAAGTGGTGCTGGTAATAGTGAAGTGTTTAATGATAGTGAGGGAGTGTTCTATATTAATACTGCTTCTTTATCTAATGATGGTACAAATAGACAAATATCAATATCTGATGGAAATACATCACAAAGGGTTTATTTTGGGTTTAGAGTGAATTCTAATGAATTTATTTTAAGTTCAAGAGATAGTTCATATTTAATAGCTAATGTTTCTGATGTTACTAATTTTAATAAATATGTTTTTCAATATAAATCTGGAAATTTCAAAGCATTTGTAAATGGATTTAATTATGTTTTAAATGCTGATGGTGGATTACTGCCAACTGGTTTAAATACTTTAAATTTTGATGATGGTCGTGGTGTTGCTGACTATTTTGGCAAGACAAAAGAACTTGGCTACTACGATACTGCATTAACAGACGAAGAATTAGAATATATTACAAGTTACCGTTCATTAAACGAATTAGTAACAGAATTAAACTTAAACACATTATAAGATGGCGAATACATTAAAATTTGGCAATGGAGAATGGTATGGAAAGAAAGATACTATCCTTGCCTATAATGATTTAAACTCGAATTATAAGCCACTGCCCTTTAATTTCTCAAGAGCATCAAAGGCTACTTTTGTAAATAAAGATGGTTTAATTGAAGAAGTAGGTAGTGGACAACCAAGAGTAGATTATAAGGATGATAGTAAAGGTGCTTTGCTTCTTGAACCACAGAGGACAAATTATGTTTTATATTCAGAAACAGAGGGTATTATTAGAGGTTCAAATGGGTGGTCTGGAGATAGTGATAATACTATAACGCAGAATTACGGAACAACACCATTTACTGGTTCTGAATTAAAATCGACAAGAATACAATTTACAAGTTCATCAAGAGAATTTAGAAATAATACTTCATCTGTAACAATTATACCAACTGCTTCAATATGGATTAAAGGTTCAGTAGGTAAAACAATAAAGTTTGGTAGTAATAGTAATGAGGGTGTTTTTACTTTAAATGGAGAGTGGCAGAAATTAATTCAAACTGGTAGTTCTTTATCTACAAATAGATTAACTATAAATACATATTCTTCTACAACCGCAAGAGATATTGAAATATTCGCACCACAATTAGAACAAGGCAGTTACGCTACATCGTATATTCCTACATCTGGAAGTGCAGTAACGAGGTTGGCTGATAGTTGTACTAATGGAGGTAATGACCAAGTAATAAATTCAACAGAGGGAGTATTTTATTTCGAGGGTAGTGCTTTAGATGATGATGGAACTGATAGGAAAATTACATTGTCAGATGGTTCTTTAAATAACGCCATTAATTTTGGTTTTTCAAGATTTAGCGGAAATATAAATGCAGAAGTTAAATCTGGAGGAGTACTTCAAACATCTGGGTTTGGTGCTACTGGAATTGCACAAGATAATAACAATAAGTTTGCTTTGTCTTGGGGTGGCGGAGTGAGTAAATTTTATGTAAATGGAACACTTGCATCATCATATACAAGCGTAACTTCACCTATTGGAATGAATGTTTTAAATTTTTCGCTATCAAGTGGTTTTCAAAAAAGCTATTTAAACTGCAAAGATATAAGAGTTTACAACACAGCATTAAGCGATAGCGAGTTAGCTGCATTAACACAAGTGTAACAATTACACCTATAATAACAACAAGAGTAAATCTTTACATAAGGAAAGAAATAAGATAAGAAAATTAAAAAAACTATACAGATAATATAATAACTAATAGTTATAACCAAAAGTTAAAATAAATAAGTAATGAGAATAGCAAAATACGAATTTGATTCAAGAGAACAAGCACAAAGTAAAATTGATGCTCTTGGAACTGCAACTGATGAAGATGGAAACGAATATCCAACTCACAAAAGTACTATTGTACAACTAGGAAATATTGTTCTTGAACAAGGAGAATATGACGAAGAAGGAGAAGAAATAACTGCTCCAGTATTATCAGAAGGTTGGCATATTGACGTATGTTGGAACGATGCAGATATTACTACAATAGAACAAGAAGCAGTTTTAGATGAAGAAGGTATGATAGTAACTCCAGAGGTAACATCTGTTGACCATCCTTATGGTTGGAAAACTTATGCAGTAGAAATTGAAGGTAATGGTGTACATTCTTTCTACGGATTAGACTACGATTCACATAAAATGTAATTAAAGTGGATATGCAAGATATTAAATTGGGTGCTTTAAACTTTATAACCTTTATGGTTAGTTTTTCTGATATAGAACAATGGTTGAAATTAACCTTACTTTTAGTATCTATTGTTTATACAGTTATGAAAATTTACAATCTGTCTAAAAAGAACGATGACAAAATACTTTAAAGAAGTAGAATATAAAATGGATGCAGACTTTCTTGCTAAACTAGACAAGGCAAGAGAGTTTGCTAAAGTACCATTTGTAATTAATTCTGCTTATAGAAGTCCAGAACATCCAGAGTCTATAAAAAATCCTACCTCAAGCCATATTAAAGGTCTAGCAGTAGACATAAGAACAACTGATAGTAGAACTAGATACAGAGTTTTAAATGCTCTTATACACGTTGGTTTTAATCGTATAGGTATTGCAGATACATTTATTCACGTTGATGACGATAAAGACAAATCTCAACAAGTAATTTGGACATACTAATTGGCTTACTGCACTTAACAATGTTTCCTTTGTGGTTGTTTAATAAGACTTGATACAATAAAATACCCTAAACTACTAACTACATTTAACCTAATACTAATAATAATTCTTTTACTATGGCTAATAATAAGTTAAAAAACAATGGCAAAGGTACTTTCTTTGGCAATTTATTAAGAAGTCTTGTAAGTACTGGTAAAAAAGTATCTCCAATATTTGATGCAATTACTGGTGGTAAAGTATCTGATATATTAAAATCTATTGGTAGCAGTAAGGAACTAACAGAAGCAGAAAAAGAAATGTTAGTTAAAGAACTAGAACAAGACGTTATAGAGATGCAAGAGGTAACTAAACGTTGGCAATCTGATATGCTATCTGATAGTTGGTTAAGTAAGAATATAAGACCTTTAAGCCTAGCTTTTCTTACATTGACACTATTTATCTACATTATACTAGATAGTGCCTTAGAAGGCTTTAAAATAGATTCTGAGTGGGTATCACTACTCGGCAATCTACTTATGTTAGTTTATGGTGGATATTTTGGTGCTAGAACTCTAGAGAAAATACGTCACAAGTAAAAGACTAAAAACAAGATATTCATCTACGAATATTTATTCCCTAAAATTAGAACATAGTTATCCTGTATTGGTATAACTATAATTTTTTCTTTACATACTTAAATCTTAATACTTAAAGATAATATCTTTATCTTCGCCTTTTGGGAGGCTACGATAAGATATGGTTAAAAGGAGAAGTATTTCATTTTATGAAGACGAAGTTATATTAAAAAAATTAGAAAGTCAATACCTATCTGTTAACAGCAATTAACAATTATGTTATTTATTTATGATATATTTGATATAGATAAAGCGTAACTTATGGATAATGAGAGAGATACAGAAGGTTTAACACATTTAAGATGGTCTATGTTTGATTCTCCAGATTCTGAAGGTTCTGGTTATTTATTTATGGAAAGAGAACCTGTGTACATTTTAGACGTTGTTTGTAAGATGTATAGAATAAGACCAGATATTATACTAGGGTATACTTCAAAACCTGTAGCTGATAAAATGTTCCTACCATCTAAGAATGCACATAGGGTTGGTTTAGGAATAAGGATTAGAGTCTTATCTACAAAGAAGAGAATGAGACTTATTAAAGGACTTATAGAGTGTGGTATAGAAAGAATAGCTGTTAGCGAAGATACCTTATACTTTGACACGGATAGTTTACAACCTGCTTACTTTGCTATTTGGTAAAAATACATTACTTATTTTTTGGTAGTCTAGATTATGTTTATTAGCTTTGTTTAAAACATAAACAGGTATGATTACATTACGAAGATTTAACGAGGTTAAGAATTGGATTTATAAAGCACCAGATGATGATGGTAACTTACACGACTACTCTTGCTTCTACACAAACAAAGAAGACGCAGAGTATTGGTACTACAACAGGTATCTAAGAAAGATGCCAGATACAATGAAAAGAAATTTAATACTAATAGATTTAAGAAATGGGTAAGACTAAAGAATTATTTAAAGAAGATAGAGAAAGAACAAACTACTTTACTTATGGAGACTATAGGTTTTGGGAAGAAAAGGTAAACCCAATAACAGGATGGGTAGAAGGAAAAAGAATACAAAAAAGAAGTTAGTATGGACTACTCAAAATCAATAGAAGAAATACGAAACAAAACTATAAACTTGTTACTAGAGTTTACAGATAATAAGAATGTAAGTAATTACCTAAGAGATGTAGATAGGGAGCTAGAAAGATTAGATTCAGCTATCAGTAGAGAACCAAAGGTAGGTTGGGTAGCTATAGATGATATGATGTGGGATATGTTAAAGGAAGATACTAACCTTACTAGGGTATGTGTAGAGTTTAAAGTTAGGGAAGAGAAAGACTATTTACACGCTAACAAGAGAAATATTAATATAAATTTGGTGGACTAAAATATTAATTGTAGATTGCACCATAAAACAATTATAATGAGCGATACAATAGATTACCTAAATCAAAGAGTAAAAGCTTTAGAAGGCTTAGTAGGAAGATTAACAATAGAGAAAGACCAACTTAAAGAACTAGTAATAGAGCTTTGTGAGGCAGACGAACTGCCAGAGGGTTATAAAGAAATAATATTAAGGTCGTTATGATACTAGTATTATTAACATTACTATTACTTATTGCATCGATAGTGCATTTGATAGTTGTGATTAAAAAGACCAAGTCTGAATTAAGATATTGGATTAGAAAGTATTTAGAAATTAGTAAATTAAACAATAATAAAGATGAGTAAAAAAGATTTAGATTTTAACGACAAGTTAATCGCAATTCAAAAAGAATTGAAAGCACCAAAGAACCAAAGGAATAATTTTGGTAAGTACAACTACAGAAGTTGTGAAGACATACTAGAGGCAGTTAAGCCACTATTAAGTAAGTATGCTTTAGCTTTAACTATCTCTGATGAGATAAAAGAACTAGGAGGAGTATTGTTTGCAGAAGCAACAGTTACATTAGGAGATATGGATGCAAAGGTTAGTGTACAGGCACAGGCAGGTATAGACCCTAATAGAAAAGGTATGGACATTGCACAATCATTTGGTAGCAGTTCATCTTATGCAAGAAAGTATGCGTTAAATGGAATGTTCTTAATAGACGACACTAAAGATGCTGATGCTACAAATACACACGGAAAAGGTGCTAAGTCAGCAGAACCAACTAAATGGTTAAACGAAGGTACACCAGAGTTTCCCTAAAGCACAGAAGTGGTTAAAGGATGGTGGAGATATAGATACTCTTAGAACCAAGTATAAGATTAGTAAGAAAGTCGCAGAGGCTTTATTAAAATAAATATCCGATGTGTCTACGGATTCTTTTAGACACAAATTTAAACAATTATAATATGAGTGCATTAATTAATGTTAGTATCAACTTAGACAAGTTGCCTAAACAAAAAATCGTAAAAGGTAAAGCAGGTAATTATTACAACTTTACACTATCGGTAAATGACGATACCAATCAGTATGGTCAGAACGTTTCAGTATTTGATTCTCAAACTAAAGAGGAGAGAGAAGCTAAGAAAGCTAAAGGACTATTTAGGTAATGGTCAAGTTGTATGGACAGATGGAAATTGTACTAAAGCAGTTTTCCAATCCAAGGAGAACAATGTTAAATCAACACAGACAACTGTATCAAACGATTTGCCATTTTAATTTATTGGGGAGGTGTAAAAGCTTCCCCTTTTTTATTACAACACTATGGAAGCATTTGACGAAGAATTAAATAACTACTATGAGTCTTTAGAAGACAATAGTGAATGTATGGAATGTGGTATAGAGATACAGCTTGGTAAACAATACTGTTGCTTTAGTTGTCTAGACGCATCAAACAGATAAATAAACAAATCAATATGAGTATAGAAGAAAAAGAAGAACAAAGAATGTTGATGGCTCTACTAGAGGAAGATGCTTATGTAGACATATCTGAAGAGATAAAAGAACCTCCAATAGCTATATCCTGTGGAGAAGCTAACCTAACTACTTTAAAGGGAGATAAAACCTATACAATACCTTTAGCCACTTATGGTAACTTTAGCTTTATACAAGCACCTCCTAAAGTCATGAAGACCTACTTTGTAAGTTTACTAGTAAGTACATACCTAAAAGGCAGTAACAAGTTTAGCGGACACATAAAAGGATTAAGGGATAAGAGAAGGGTTATACACTTTGATACGGAGCAAGGCAGGTATCACGCACAAAAGGTGTTTAGAAGACCTGTAGATATGAATGCAGGAGAGATTGATGATGACTATCATACTTACGCTTTAAGAAAGATGTCTTATACAGAAAGAATAGATTTTATAGAATACATACTAACTGATAAGCTACAGTCTAAGAATATTGGATTAGTTGTCATTGATGGAATTGCCGATTTAGTTTCGGATGTAAATAATATTACAGAGTCTTCTGAGATAGTACAAAGGATTATGAGATGGACAGCAGAGCATAACTGCCATATCATTACAGTTATACATAGTAACTTTGGTTCAACTAAACCTACAGGTCACTTAGGTTCTTTCCTTGAGAAGAAGACGGAGACACAGATACAACTAGAGAAGAACACACAGAACAAAGGATGGGTTACTGTTAGCTGTAAAAGAAGTAGAAGCTTTTCCTTTGATGACTTTAGTTTTAAGGTTAACCAAGCAGGTTTGCCAGAAGTAGTAGATACATCATATTTAGACAATATAATATAATGTCAGAACTAAAACTTATAGTTCCTATGTATGTAGAACTACCTAAAAAGACAAAGAAGAATGTAAACGTTTGGCTTAATATGAACAGGTTTATGAACCTACATCACATTATGAAGAACAATGCTAAAAAAGTATTCTTTGAGGTTATGAAAGACCAGTTAGAAGGTGTTAAGATAGACACACCTGTTAATATAACTTATCAGTTATTTAGCCCACTTTAAAGGGAGATAAAACCTATACAATACCTTTAGCCACTTATGGTAACTTTAGCTTTATACAAGCACCTCCTAAAAGTATGAAGACCTACTTTGTAAGTTTACTAGTAAGTACATACCTAAAAGGCAGTAATAAGTTTAGTGGACACATAAAAGGATTAAGGGATAAGAGAAGGGTTATACACTTTGATACGGAGCAAGGAAGGTATCACGCACAAAAGGTGTTTAGGAGACCTGTAGATATGAATGCAGGAGAGATTGATGATGACTATCATACTTACGCTTTAAGAAAGATGTCTTATACAGAAAGAATAGATTTTATAGAATACATACTAACTGATAAGTTACAGTCTAAGAATATTGGATTAGTTGTCATTGATGGAATTGCCGATTTAGTTTCGGATGTAAATAATATTACAGAGTCTTCTGAGATAGTACAAAGGATTATGAGATGGACAGCAGAGCATAACTGCCATATCATTACAGTTATACATAGTAACTTTGGTTCAACTAAACCCACAGGTCACTTAGGTTCTTTCCTTGAGAAGAAGACGGAGACACAGATACAACTAGAGAAGAACACACAGAACAAAGGATGGGTTACTGTTAGCTGTAAAAGAAGTAGAAGCTTTTCCTTTGATGACTTTAGTTTTAAGGTTAACCAAGCAGGTTTGCCAGAAGTAGTAGATACATCATATTTAGACAATATAATATAATGTCAGAACTAAAACTTATAGTTCCTATGTATGTAGAACTACCTAGAAAGACAAAGAAGAATTTAAACGTTTGGCTTAATATGAATAAGTTTATTCACTTGCATTATATTGTTAAAGGTAATGCTAAAAAAGTATTCTTTGAAGTTATGAGAGACCAGTTAGAGGGCATTAAGATAGATACACCTGTTAATATAACTTACCAGTTATTTAGTCCAGACAGAAGAAGAAGAGATAAAATGAATGCAATAGCTGTTGTATCTAAATTTCTATTGGATGCCATAACACACTATGGTTGCTGGGAAGATGACAATGATGACTTTGTTAAGACAGAGACAATACTACCTACAGAATACGACAAAGGTAATGGTAGAATAGAAGTTGTAATTGTTAATAACTTTTAGTTATTATATTTTTATTTTGTCATATATTTATGTATGACTAAGAATGAGTTATTAGCAGAGCTTTACAAGAGCCACAAAAAGTGGGTTGGATTGGCTGTTAAGTTTGTAGGCTCTAATATGTTTGCTGAAGATTTAGTTCAAGAAGCATATTTAAAAATACACAGGTCTTTAAAAGACGTTAATAAGATTTTAAACGAAGATAACGGAATACGATTCGGTTACTTCTACAGTACTTTGTTTAGTGTTTGTATTGATTATAAGAGGGTAAAAAGTAAGCAGCCTCTCGTTGAGTATGATGAGGTTGTTTACTCTTACCAAGTTTTAGAAGCTTTTGACATTAAAGAAAACTATGCCTTCCAGAACTTAATGGATAGTATCGACAAAGAGATAAAGCAATGGCATAGGTACGATATAATGTTTACGGACATTTACTACAAGACAGATATATCTCTAAGAGGTTTAGAGAAAGAAAGCAAGTTTATAGATGAGGATGGTAATCAGTACAAAGGCATAAGCCTAACCTCACTATACAATACATCCAAGAACTGCAAGAGAAGGCTAAGGGATAAGTTTGATGAAGATGCTCAAGATTACTTTAACGGAGACTACGACAAGTAAAAGACTAAAAACAAGATATTCATCTACGAATATTTATTCCCTAAAATTAGAACATAGTTATCCTGTATTGGTATAACTATAATGTTTTCTTTACATACTTAAATCTTAATACTTAAAGATAATATCTTTATCTTCGCCTTTTGGGAGGCTACGATAAGATATAGTTAAAAGGAGAAGTATTTCATTTTATGAAGACGAAGTTATATTAAAAAAATTAGAAAGTCAATACCTATCTGTTAACAGCAATTAACAATTATGTTATTTATTTATGATATATTTGATATAGATAAAGCGTAACTTATGGATAATGAGAGAGATACAGAAGGTTTAACACATTTAAGATGGTCTATGTTTGATTCTCCAGATTCTGAAGGTTCTGGTTATTTATTTATGGAAAGAGAACCTGTGTACATTTTAGACGTTGTTTGTAAGATGTATAGAATAAGACCAGATATTATACTAGGGTATACTTCAAAACCTGTAGCTGATAAAATGTTCCTACCATCTAAGAATGCACATAGGGTTGGTTTAGGAATAAGGATTAGAGTCTTATCTACAAAGAAGAGAATGAGACTTATTAAAGGACTTATAGAGTGTGGTATAGAAAGAATAGCTGTTAGCGAAGATACCTTATACTTTGACACGGATAGTTTACAACCTGCTTACTTTGCTATTTGGTAAAAATACATTACTTATTTTTTGGTAGTCTAGATTATGTTTATTAGCTTTGTTTAAAACATAAACAGGTATGATTACATTACGAAGATTTAACGAAGTTAAGAATTGGATTTATAAAGCACCAGATGATGATGGTAACTTACACGACTACTCTTGCTTCTACACAAACAAAGAAGACGCAGAGTATTGGTACTACAACAGGTATCTAAGAAAGATGCCAGATACAATGAAAAGAAATTTAATACTAATAGATTTAAGAAATGGGTAAGACTAAAGAATTATTTAAAGAAGATAGAGAAAGAACAAACTACTTTACTTATGGAGACTATAGGTTTTGGGAAGAAAAGGTAAACCCAATAACAGGATGGGTAGAGGAAAAAAGAATACAAAAAAGAAGTTAGTATGGACTACTCAAAATCAATAGAAGAAATACGGAACAAAACTATAAACTTGTTACTAGAGTTTACAGATAATAAGAATGTAAGCAATTACCTAAGAGATGTAGATAGAGAATTAGAAAGATTAGATTCAGCTATCAGTAGAGAACCAAAGGTAGGTTGGGTAGCTATAGATGATATGATGTGGGATATGTTAAAGGAAGATACTAACCTTACTAGAGTATGTGTAGAGTTTAAAGTTAGGGAAGAGAAAGACTATTTACACGCTAACAAGAGAAATATTAATATAAATTTGGTGGATTAAAATATTAATTGTAGATTGCACCATAAAACAATTATAATGAGCGATACAATAGATTACCTAAATCAAAGAATAAAAGCTTTAGAAGGCTTAGTAGGAAGATTAACAATAGAGAAAGACCAACTTAAAGAACTAGTAATAGAACTTTGTGAGGCAGACGAACTGCCAGATGGTTATAAAGAAATAATATTAAGGTCGTTATGATACTAGTATTATTAACATTACTATTACTTATTGCATCGATAGTGCATTTGATAGTTGTGATTAAAAAGACCAAGTCTGAATTAAGATATTGGATTAGAAAGTATTTAGAAATTAGTAAATTAAACAATAATAAAGATGAGTAAAAAAGATTTAGATTTTAACGACAAGTTAATCGCAATTCAAAAAGAATTGAAAGCACCAAAGAACCAAAGGAATAATTTTGGTAAGTACAACTACAGAAGCTGTGAAGACATACTAGAGGCAGTTAAGCCACTATTAAGTAAGTATGCTTTAGCTTTAACTATCTCTGATGAGATAAAAGAACTAGGAGGAGTATTGTTTGCAGAAGCAACAGTTACATTAGGAGATATGGATGCAAAGGTTAGTGTACAGGCACAGGCAGGTATAGACCCTAATAGAAAAGGTATGGACATAGCACAATCATTTGGTAGTAGTTCATCTTATGCAAGAAAGTATGCTTTAAATGGAATGTTCTTAATAGACGACACTAAAGATGCTGATGCTACAAATACACACGGAAAAGGTGCTAAGTCAGCAGAACCAACTAAATGGTTAAACGAAGGTACACCAGAGTTTCCTAAAGCACAGAAATGGTTAAAGGATGGTGGAGATATAGATACTCTTAGAACCAAGTATAAGATAAGTAAGAAAGTCGCAGAGGCTTTATTAAAATAAATATCCGATGTGTCTACGGATTCTTTTAGACACAAATTTAAACAATTATAATATGAGTGCATTAATTAATGTTAGTATCAACTTAGACAAGTTGCCTAAACAAAAAATCGTAAAAGGTAAAGCAGGTAATTATTACAACTTTACACTATCGGTAAATGACGATACCAATCAGTATGGTCAGAACGTTTCAGTATTTGATTCTCAAACTAAAGAGGAGAGAGAAGCTAAGAAAGCTAAGGACTATTTAGGTAATGGTCAAGTTGTATGGACAGATGGAAATTGTACTAAAGCAGTTTTCCAATCTAAGGAGAACAATGTTAAATCAACACAGACAACTGTATCAAACGATTTGCCATTTTAATTTATTGGGGAGGTGTAAAAGCTTCCCCTTTTTTATTACAACACTATGGAAGCATTTGACGAAGAATTAAATAACTACTATGAGTCTTTAGAAGACAATAGTGAATGTATGGAATGTGGTATAGAGATACAGCTTGGTAAACAATACTGTTGCTTTAGTTGTATAGACGCATCAAACAGATAAACAAACAAATCAATATGAGTATAGAAGAAAAAGAAGAACAAAGAATGTTGATGGCTCTACTAGAGGAGGATGCCTATGTAGACATATCTGAAGAGATAAAAGAACCTCCAATAGCTATATCCTGTGGAGAAGCTAACCTAACTACTTTGAAGGGAGATAAAACCTATACAATACCTTTAGCCACTTATGGTAACTTTAGCTTTATACAAGCACCTCCTAAAAGTATGAAGACCTACTTTGTAAGTTTACTAGTAAGTACATACCTAAAAGGCAGTAATAAGTTTAGTGGACACATAAAAGGATTAAGGGATAAGAGAAGGGTTATACACTTTGATACGGAGCAAGGAAGGTATCACGCACAAAAGGTGTTTAGGAAGACCTGTAGATATGAATGCAGGAGAGATTGATGATGACTATCACACTTACGCTTTAAGAAAGATGTCTTATACAGAAAGGATAGATTTTATAGAATACATACTAACTGATAAGTTACAGTCTAAGAATATTGGATTAGTTGTCATTGATGGAATTGCTGATTTAGTTTCAGATGTAAATAATATTACAGAGTCTTCTGAGATAGTACAAAGGATTATGAGATGGACAGCAGAGCATAACTGCCATATTATTACAGTTATACATAGTAACTTTGGGTCAACCAAACCCACAGGTCACTTAGGTTCTTTTCTTGAGAAGAAGACGGAGACACAGATACAACTAGAGAAGAACACACAGAATAAAGGATGGGTTACTGTTAGCTGTAAAAGAAGTAGAAGCTTTTCTTTTGATGACTTTAGTTTTAAGGTTAACCAAGCAGGTTTGCCAGAAGTAGTAGATACATCATATTTAGACAATATAATATAATGTCAGAACTAAAACTTATAGTTCCTATGTATGTAGAACTACCTAAAAAGACAAAGAAGAATGTAAACGTTTGGCTTAATATGAACAGGTTTATGAACCTGCACCACATTATGAAGAACAATGCTAAAAAAGTATTCTTTGAAGTTATGAGAGACCAGTTAGAGGGCATTAAGATAGACACACCTGTTAATATAACTTATCAGTTATTTAGCCCAGACAGAAGAAGAAGAGATAAAATGAATGCAATAGCTGTTGTATCTAAATTTCTATTGGATGCCATAACACACTATGGTTGCTGGGAAGATGACAATGATGACTTTGTTAAGACAGAGACAATACTACCTACAGAATACGACAAAGGTAATGGTAGAATAGAAGTTGTAATTGTTAATAACTTTTAATTATTATATTTTTATTTTGTCATATATTTATGTATGACTAAGAATGAGTTATTAGCAGAGCTTTACAAGAGCCACAAAAAGTGGGTTGGATTGGCTGTTAAGTTTGTAGGCTCTAATATGTTTGCTGAGGATTTAGTACAAGAAGCATATTTAAAAATACACAGGTCTTTAAAAGACGTTAATAAGATTTTAAACGAAGATAACGGAATACGATTCGGTTACTTCTACAGTACTTTGTTTAGTGTTTGTATTGATTATAAGAGGGTAAAAAGTAAGCAGCCTCTCGTTGAGTATGATGAGGTTGTTTACTCTTACCAAGTTTTAGAAGCTTTTGACATTAAAGAAAATTATGCCTTCCAGAACTTAATGGATAGTATCGACAAAGAGATAAAGCAATGGCATAGGTACGATATAATGTTTACGGACATTTACTACAAGACAGATATATCTCTAAGAGGTTTAGAGAAAGAAAGCAAGTTTATAGATGAGGATGGTAATCAGTACAAAGGCATAAGCCTAACCTCGCTATACAATACATCTAAGAACTGCAAGAGAAGACTAAGGGATAAGTTTGATGAAGATGCTCAAGATTACTTTAACGGAGACTACGACAAATTATTATAACCAGCACAACATTATGAAGAATTGGAAAGAGAAAGATTTGTTTGAATGGTTATCTAAAAACTATTATAAAGAACTTGTAAATAGCAAGAATCCAATATCTAGATGGGATTGTTATGATTTAGATAAGTGTCATAGAGTAGAGCTTAAATGCAGAAGAAAGCATTACAACACATTAATACTAGAAAAGTCCAAGTACGATGCTATTATTTCTGAGTCATTAAAACATCTTGACATACCAATCTATATTAACAGTACTCCAGAGGGAGTGTACTTATTTAACTTAAACAAAATAAAACCTAATTGGTTTGAGAAATCATTACCTGCAACAACAGAATTTGAGAATAGGGTTTGGGTTAAAAAAATTATAACTGAATTAGATATAAGTCAATCAGTAAAAATAAAATAACATTTATTGTAACTACATATTATGGAAGAATTTAAAGGAGATAAAAGAACTAAAGCTTACAAAGAATGGAAGGCTAAGTTTGATAAAGACAATGAGAATAAGTCTAAAGGACTTGGAGATACTGTAGCCAAGATAACAAAAGCTACAGGTATCAAGAAGGTTGTTAAGTTTATTGCTGGAGAAGACTGTGGTTGTGATGAGAGACAAGAGAAGCTGAATAAAGTATTTAAGTACAGGAATGTGAAATGTTTAACTGAAGATGAGTTTAATACTTTAGCTAAGTACTTTGACACTAACCAAACGATATACAATAAACACGCACAGAAAGAGTTACTACCTATAGCACAAAGAATATTTAGTATAAGGATAACAGGATGTACTTCTTGTGCATTTAAGGGAAAGGTTCTTAATCCATTGAAATCAGTTTACTCTACATACAAATAGATATTAAATTTATTTGTTATATGAAATAATAATACTATATTGCAGTTCATTTAAATACAATCATTATGAAAAATATAAGACTGCTAAACGGAGATGAGTTCAAAGTCTCTGATATTATACCTAAGATGTATGATGATTCTTTTTACTATGGCTACTTAGGTCAACACGCATTATCATCTTCTTCCTGCAAGAAACTAATAGAGTCCCCTAAAGGCATACGCAACATCACTTACTGAAGGTTCTCCAGATAGTCAAGCACTTAGAGATGGTAGACTAACACACTTATGTGTACTAGAGCCACATAGACTTAATGAGTTTACATTTGTAGACGGAACTAAAGCTAGTAAGAGTTTTAAGTTAACTGCTGAAGAGCTAGGTAAGGATTTGGTTTATACCAACCTAGAACTTAACAAGGCACAGAAGATAGCTGAAGCTGTATTAGCTAATGAAGAAGCTTCTGCTTTACTAAGTGGATGTGAGTTTGAGATACCTGCAATAGGAGAGTTTATGGGATTACCATTTAGAGGTAAGGCAGATGCAAAGAAAGGAACAACTATCATAGACTTAAAGACTACAGCTAACATACAAGACTTTGAGTATTCAGCTAAGAAATATAGTTATGACTTACAGGCAGCTTTGTACCTAGACTTGTTTGATGCAGATGACTTTATATTCCTAGTAGTAGACAAGAGAACATTAGATGTTGGAGTCTATACTATTACAGCAGGATTTGTAGATAGTGGACTACAGAAGCTACAGGTGGCTACAGACGCTTATAAGAATTATATTATGAGTGACTACGATTTAGAACAGTATACATTTTACGGAGAATTGTAGTATGCCATTTAACAAGGATGTGTCCGACCACTTCTATGAACTAGGACTTGACTTACTATTTATAGGTTACACTAGAGCAGACCTAAGACTTTGGATTAAGAAAGCAGAAGAAGATGAGTCTTATGAAGAGTGTGACGGATTACTTAGAGCGTTAAACTTTAAAGGTAGTATGGAGGAAATGGGATATAACTATGGCGAAGAAGAAGAAGACTTCATTTAATTATTACAAGACAAACAACGAGGCTCAGAGTCATTGCTTTAAAAAAGGGTATGTAATATATCCAGAGGCATTTGAGGGTAGCTGGAGGGTATCAATAGAGCTAGGACATAGGAAGCATACATATCCAGAGGTATTGTCGCTTACAGAGGCTTATATTAAAATATGGAAAGAATACGAAAAAATACAAAACAGAGATAACAATGGCAAAACTTAGAACATACAATGTAGAAGCAGCTAAACAATTAGCTGATAAATTTGTGCAAATAACAGGATTAGATTTAACAAACACATCAAGGCATCAAGAACAAGCATACTTTAGAGCATTGTTTTATAAGGTAATGTGTGACATAAACGGAATGAATGATAGAATGATATCTGAATGGTTTGGAGATATGGGAGTAAAAAGAAATAGGTCATCTATATTCCACGCATTAAGAAAGATAGATATTTACTATGAAAGCTTTGTTAGGTTTAGGAATGTTTATGACTTGTTCTTTGATGATAAGAAGAAGGAAAGAGAAAGAATAGAAAACAAGAAGTCTGAAAGGGTTAGGAGAATAAATGAAAGAATAGATAGAAAGCTTGATGAATTGGATAGAAATAAGATACACGAGTTAGCAGACGTTATTCCAGAAGATAGAGTAGATGAGATGTATGAGATGATGACGTTAAGGATGAAGTCTTGGGCTTGGAAATCAAAAGATAGATGTGAGGTAATACAGAGCAGTACATCAATGGATGGAATGTGCTGGTAAACAAAACCTAAACATATCGTTATAGTATTAAGATTAAACTTATGGCTAAATCAAATGAGATTAAACCTACTGATGGTAGGAAGTATAACAAAAGGAAGAAAGGTCAGTTAGATGTTGTTAAACCTACTACAGCAGCTATAAACAAAGCTAAGAGAGAAAGGATGAAGGAGTTCGGAGTCAAAGCCATTAAAAAGGTATTTGGTTCTGAACAAGACTTCTGGATGAGTCTAGCAGAAGAGGCTAAGAAAAACCATAACGATAGAAAACTACTACTAGAGTATGTCTATGGAAAACCTAAAGATGGGTTTGGTAATGCTACACAGAAATCAGCAACACCTGTTATAAATTTCTATGGACACCAACCTCCTACACAAGAAGATATTATAGATGTAACACCAGAAGATGAAGAATAGTATAAGCCTACACGACAAGTACATACCTTTATTCCAAAGCAAGACAAGATACAATGTTATTACAGGAGGTAGAGGTAGTGGTAAGTCTTTTGGTATAAACGTATTCCTGCTAAACCTTACATACGAAAGTGGACACAAGATATTGTTTACTCGTTATACAATGGCATCAGCCAATACATCTATTATACCAGAATTTGTAGAGAAAATTGATATGATGGGAGTAAATGCTCACTTTAGGATAACTAAGGATGAGATAACTAACCTACAGACAGGTTCTTCCATTATATTTAAGGGTATAAGGACATCTAGTGGTAATCAGACAGCTGCACTAAAGTCTTTGAACGGAATTACAACGTTTGTAGTGGATGAAGCAGAGGAACTTGATGATGAAGGTACATTTGATAAGATAGACTTCTCTATAAGGTCTCAAAACAAGCAAAACAGGGTTATTTTGATACTAAACCCAACTACAAAGGAGCATTGGATATACCAGAGGTTCTTTTTAGGTAATATTGTTGATGCAGGTCATAACGGAACTAAAGGAGACACAACTTACATCCATACAACGTATAAAGACAACAAAGACAACCTATCAGACTCATTTCTTAGCAGAGTATTAGAGATGAAGGCTAGAAGACCAGATAAATACCAACATCAGATACTAGGAGGATGGTTAGCTAAGGCAGAAGGAACAATTATAAGAAATTGGAAGGTTGGAGACTACATACAGACAGAAAAGACC